CTGACTCGAAATCAGTGGCATCGATTCGTAAGTCCTTGATTTTTAAAGAGTTTTCCGGATCGTTTCCAATTCAATCGGAAATCATTTCCAAAACTCGGCAGCTTTTGGAGACGTGGGGGAGTGGTTTAACCCAGCTGACTCGAAATCAGCCAGACGGGCGACCGTCTCAAGAGTTCGAATCTCTTCGTCTCCGCCATCGCAGTGAAAACGGCCCCCTCGTGGGGCCGTTTTCGTTACAGCTGCTTCGATTGGTGAAAGTGTCGACATGAAGCAATGCCATACGGCCTGCAGCGGCCCGGCCCCTCTCAATCTGCTGGCGCTCGCCGCCCTGGTGCTCGCCGCCATCCTGGGCCTGGTCTGGTGGTGGCACCTGCTCGCCCCTGAAAGCTGGCGCTGGCTGAACGCCGACCAGCTCGGCGACATCGAGTCTGCAGGCATCGGCCTGATGGCAGCTGGTGCGGCGCTCCATGCACTGCCGCAAGTGACAGGGCGCCCATCAAAATGAGCCAGAGCAAAGCTCGTCTCCGCGCCGCGCAGGACGCCAAGTGACTCGCCCCTACGAATCTGCCGCCGACTTCGGCGCCTCGGGCGTCGCTGCTCCGAACCTCTCCTGCTCGGCCTCGATGTCGGTGCGGTACCCACTGTCATCCAGGCTGTGCTCGGCGCGCGTGACGATCCAGGCGCCAGACACGCCCGGCCGGAACCCTGCCAGCTCCAGGCGCCCCTCAGCCAGCACGTCGATACGACCAGGCATTGACAGCGACAGCGTGGCCTGCCGGCGCACGCGGCTGTCGTACTCGGCCTGGGCGGCAGCGCGTGCTACCTCGGGGGCCTGGTAGTAGCGCTTCAGGCGCAGCACGGGCTCGCCCTGGCCGATCTTCACCTCCTCGCGCTTGGCCTGCTTCGTGGCGTGCCAGTAGGCCACCACGGTGCCGCCGCCGTCGCGCTTGGTGAGCGACACCCGGTAGTCGGACACGTCGCCCGGCACCAGGCGCACGATCGGGATGCTCTGGCCGCTGGCGGTCTTGGCCTGGCCGCGCTTTGCCAGCACCAGCTTGCCAGCGGCCGGCTTGATGACGCCGTCGTAGCGCTTGGCCAGACGCACCAGGAAGTTGATGTCCGACTCGTCCATCTGGTCCTGGTGCGGCAGCACGATGCTGGCCATCTCGGGCGCCACGACGGCCTGCATCTTGTGCTCGGCCGCGATTGTGCGCACCACATCACCCAGGAGCGTGTCCTTGGGCCATGAGCGCGTCTTCTGGCTCTGCAGCTGGGACATGCCGCCCTTGGATCCCTCAAACGGCGTGGCACGCGCCCGGATCGTCATCTGCCCGGGCCAGCCCGACAGCTCCAGCTCATCGACCACAAAGAGCCCCACGCGCTGCAGGCGTCCGTCATAGCCCAGCGACAGCTCCAGCTCGGCGCCCGTGGGCAGCAGCTGGATGGGACGCGCAGGGTCATGATCAGCCAGCGTGACCTCCAGCATGTCGGAGTCCAGGCCAGCCTCGTCGGTGTAGCGCAGGCTGATGAACCGATCGGCGACGGCGGCGGTGATGTCGGCGCGGTTGGCCAGCAGCCGGTACTGGGGACGCACGGGCTGGGCGGCTTGGCCGGGCCGGGCCGCACCAGGACGGGCGCCGGGCGCCTGGCGGGCGGGCGTCAGTCCCACAGCCGCAGCCCCTGGGCGTCGGTGGCCGGCTCGATGTCGGGCATCCGGATCTCGGTGCCGGCGGGCAGCAGCGCGCCCAGGGCGGCCAAGCCCGGGTTTTCGGACAGCACGGCCTCGACGACGCGGCCGTCGGTTGTGCCGTAGTGGCGCCAGGCCACGGCATCGACCGTGTCGCCCTCGCGGGTCAGGTAGGTGGCGGTCATGGCTGTTTGCCCTCGATGATGCGGGCGGCGTCGCGTGCGAGCTGTCGGCAGGTGGCGCCCAGCCGATTGCTGCTGGCCAGCGCCGAGAGCACAGCGGCAGCGGCCTCGGTAGGCGTGTCGTCCAGGTGGCGCACGGAGCGCTGCAGGATGTCCGAGGCGCTGCTGGCGCGAGCGCGAAACCGTCCGGCGCGGTCTACCAGGCGGCGGGCCGTGTCCAGCGCCCGGCCGGTGCCAGGAACGCCCTGCAGCGCCTCGATGGCGGCCCGGGCTTCGCCCTGCAGCTGGCCAGCTGTCTCGGCCACGCGCTGGGCTGCGCCGGCAGCCTCCCGGATCCAGGCAGCAGCCGGCGAGACGGCCCGCTGCAGGCTCTGCCAGGCGCCGGCGGCAGTGCTGGCCACGCTGCCGGCAGACGTGGCCGTGTTGGCCGCGACGGCACGCGCCTGGGCCACGGCATCGGCGCCAGCGGCCGGAGTGCTGGCAGGCTTTGGCAGCGGTGGCAGTCGGGGCACAGGGCCGGCGACGCGGGCCGAGAAGCGCTTGAGCTGCAGAGTGAACTCGATGCGGCGCGCCACGCCCCCGGCAGCGAAGATGCTCTGGCTTTCGTCCACGCGCTCGATGACCCACATGCCCAGCGCCTGGCCACGGCCGTCGACCAGCACCAGCGGTTTACCCCGGCCGGCTTCGGCGCGCATGGCATCGAGCTGGCCCAGGCCGCCGCGCCATTCGGGGTACAGGATGCCGTCGAGAGTGATGGTGGTGGCGCCGGGGCCGGTGTACTGCAGGGCCGGGGCCTGGCCGAAGCGCTCCTGGTCAGGCCAGCGCCACTCGTCCGAGCGCGACAGTCCCTGGTAGGCGGCGGTGTTGATGCCGAACTGGAAGGCGCCGAGCTGCATCATGATGGGGGTTGCCAGGGCGTGGCCGTTCATGCCTTCCCCCTAGACGACCTATCGATGGTCTTGTCGATGCGCTTCTCTGGCTTCGCGCATGCACTTCCATGTCTGGTTGTGTTTGCATGCCTCAATGACCGCCATGCTCTCGTCGTAATCGGCTTTGAGCGCACAAACGAAGTAAGCCAGAACGAGTGCAAGAATTGCATGGGCGATGAAAGATATCCTCCGTTGAATCCTATCCGCTCGCTCGAAGCGGGAGAGGCCATTTGGATTATCGTCTGTGGGTTGCCGGTCGCCCATGAGCACGCTCCGCGAGTCCAGTGCCCCGAGTATCCCTTATCAGGCATCAGGTCGCGCATGAACAACATCACACCTTCCGCCAAAAACCGGCATGCAGCCTCGCCGACCTCAATAAGCGACTGCATGATCATATAGGCCTCCCCGATTGCGCACGGCAAGCGCGCGAGCCTGGACTTGTGCGATCCGCTGGGCAAGCGCCTCACCGCTTTCTCCCGGTTGCTGATTGACATTGATCGTCACGGTATTCTGCTGGGCAGCTTGGACGCGCCCTGCGACAGACGGCAGCGCCCGCGCAGGCAGCACCGGCGCGTCGACCCGAGCACGTTCAGTGCCCGATACCAAGTTCGCCAGCCCTTCGATGCCATCACTCAGGCCCGTTCGCACGGACCAGTAGGCCTCCTTGGCGGGCGCCATCTTCTCTTCTACCCAGGCAGAGGCTTTCTGGACGCCCTCCATGATCTTGCCGAGCTTCTCGTCGATCCAATCAAAGACCTTGCCCACGCCATCGCGCAACAGCCCGAAAGCCGAGACTGCGCTGTCCACCCAGGGCGCCATCCAGTCGCGGAACTTCCCGAAGACCTCCTTCAGCCAATCAATGGTGTCGCCTATCTTCTGGCTGATGCGGTCCCACAGGTCACCGAAGAATGTCTTGATTGGCCCCCAGTTCTTGTAGACCAGGAACGCAGCCGTGGCGAGCAGACCGACGGCGAGCAACAGGGGGTGCGCTGCCACCAGCTTGCCCAGCGACACGAACTTGCCCCCCAGGGCATGGAGACTCTTTCCAAGTGCTCCCAGCTTGCCCACCGGAGCGGACAGCAGTGGCATGGCCATCATCGCCATGCCCCCCATTTCCAGCGCGGAATCACCGGCATCAGAAAACAACTCCCCGAGTTTCGCCAGTTTTTCCCCAACGACGGGAAACCGTTCTTGGAAAAATTGCAAGATCGAGTCCCAACGCCTGTAAGCCAGATATACAAAAGTAGCAGAAGCTGCCATGAATACGCTGAACGGATTGGCGCGAGCAAAAGCCAGCATGCTACGACGCACCCGCTGCGCCGCGCCACCAAGCCCCCGGCCAACTCGCGCCATGTCGGCGCCCACTCCTCTCAGCTCGCCGCTTGCGCGCTTCATCAGGCCGACGTTCTTTCTTGTTCTCGTGCTCTGCACTTCCAGTGCATCGCCTGCCCGAACAAGATTTTCTCTGAACATCTGATAGCCGGATGAAACCGACCCAATAACATATTTTACAGCCCCAAGGCCCAGCATGGCGATCTTGGCAACGACAAACATCCCAACGGCCTTAGATGCCAGCCAGAAGAGATTCTTTAACAGCCCGCCGTAATTCTTGGCAAATGCCGTCAGGTCGCCCAACACATTACGCATGCTCTCCATGAATTCAAGTGCCACCGGCATCAATTGATCGCCGATAGTTACCATCGTCTCCTTCATGCGGTTCTTCAGCAATTGCCACTGGGCCGAAGCGGTCTTGTCCCTGGCTGCGGCCTCACGTGCCATGCTCCCCTTGGCCTCCGCGCTCCTGGCGAGCTGGAGCTGCTTCTTGTATTCATTCGCTCCAGCGGCGAGCTTAGCCACGTCGTCACCGTATTCCTTGCCAAACATCTGCGTGGCAATGGTCAGCCGCGTTTCTTTCGGCAATTGATTCAGCGCCTCCAGAACCTGGATGATGGTGCCGGTAGCGTCCCGCGCCATTTCAGACTGCAGCTTCTCAGGCGTCATGCCAAGATTCAGACCATCCGCGCCGAGCGCGCTCTTGAACTTGTCGCCCTGTGATGCTGCCGTCGACAGCTCACGCATCACGGCATTCGACGCCGTGGCCGCCACCTCGGCGCTAGCGCCCAGCGTCAGGAAGGTCGAACCAAGTGCCGCCGCATCCTTGGCCGACATGCCCAGCATCGAGGCCGTGCCGCCGATACGCTGCAGCACATTGATGATGTCCCCCCCCTTGGAGATCGCGTTGTCGTCGAGGTAGTTGATGGAATCGGCCAGGTCGCCGATCCGCTCTGTCGGGATGCCGTAGACCTTTGCCACCTTGCCCATCTGCTCGGCCAGCTCGCCTGCGGGCATCTCGAATGCCGTCGCCATCATGGCTGACGTTCTGACAAAGCCCAGCACCTCGTTCTTGGCAACGCCCATGCGCAGGCCAGCCGCCGTCATCTCGGCAAGCTCGTTCGTGGCCATTGGGATTTCCCGGCCCATTGCCTGGATGGCGTCTCTCATCTGGAAGAACTCTGGCGTGAGGTTTCCCTGAGCGTCGCGAGCACCATCCATCTGCTTGGCCACCCCCAGCATGGCGTCCTCGAAGGCGCTGGCCGCCTGGATCGGCTTCAGAAAAAGCTGACTTCCAGCCCACATCGCACCGATACTCTTGAGGGCGCCGCCCATCATCTCCTTGCCGCTGGACATCCTCTCGAAGGACTTTTCCAGGCGCTGTTTTCGGACCTCCAGCTGATCGATCTTTTGCATCAGCTGACCGACCTCTTGGGTGACCAGTGCGCCTCGGCCGCCACCAGAAAGGCGGCCGCCGGTCAGCGCGCGCTGCTCGCGTCGCAGGCGCGCAATGTCTTCGCCCAGGCGATTGATATGGGACTTGGCCCGCCCTGTCGTTCCCAGGAATGTGGCCGACA